CGAGGGCCGTTGCGCGGGCCGTCGCAGCTTGCGGTGGCGACGCTGGGAACGGCGACGGCGACCACGCCCATCGCGTTTACTGGCCAGCCTTTGCTGGGTGGCAGCGACGGGGCTTCCGGGGTGACCGCGGCGACACTGGTCGGTGAGGACATTTTGCCGCGGACGGGCATGTACGCGCTGCGGGGCCAGGGGTGCAGCATAGGGCTGCTGGCCGATGCGGATGATGCGACGCAGTGGGTGACGCAAGCGGCGTTCGGTGCGTCCGAAGGCGTGTATATGATCCTTGTGGGACCTGCGGGCGATACGATCACCGATGCGGTGGCGGTTATTCAGCAGGCCGGACTGAACTCGTTTTCCGCCAAGTTGATGTTCGGCGACTGGATATTCTGGAGCGACCAGGCCAACAACCTGACGCGGCTGGTTTCGCCGCAAGGCTTTGTCGCGGGGCGGCTGGGCAATCTTTCACCGCAACAATCCAGCCTGAACAAGCCGCTTTACAGCATCATCGGCTCGCAGCGCTCCGGCATTCCTGGCAGCGGGCAAGTTTCGACGTATAGCGAGATCGAGCTGCAGACCTTGTTCTTGAGTGGTATCGATGTGATCGCCAACCCGCAACCGGGGGGGGCTTATTGGGGCGTGCGCTGCGGACATAATACATCGAGCAACCCCGCAACCTATGGCGATAACTATACGCGCATGACGAACTTCATCGCGGCCACACTGGCGGCGGGCATGGGGCAGTTCGTAGGGCAGGTGATCAATGCGAAACTGTTCCAGCAAATCCGGGCGACTCAACTGAGTTTTCTGCAGGCGTTGTTGAGCCAAGGCATCTTGGGAAGCACGAACGGGCAGCTTCCGTTCTCGGTAATCTGCGATACCAGCAATAATCCGATCAGCCGCACCAGCCTTGGCTACGTGCAAAGCGATGCGCAGGTGCAGTTCCAGGGCATTAACGAGAAGTTCATCGTGAATGTTGAAGGCGGGCAGACGGTAGTTGTGCAGAGCCAGATTCTGCCCGGCAATGCGGGCTAAGAGCCGCAACACAGCGAGCGCGAAAAGGAGCGGCGATGCCCATCAATTCATTTTCGATCGGCCGGGACTGCCAGTTGGTAGTGCTGGGCCCCTTTGGCCGGGTGGATCTGACATACGTGACCGGATTTGAAAGCCGGCAACTGACGCAATCGGTGCGACTGGACCGGCTGGATGGGGTGCCCATGGGTGCCGAACTGCCGAAAGGTTGGGAAGGCAGTTTTGATGTAGAACGCGGGACCAGTGCCGTAGACGATTTCATCGCGGCGACCGAGCAGGCGTTTTTTGCACAGGGCAATCTGCCGACGGGCACGGTGTATCAATACGTGGCCGAAGTGGATGGATCGACGTCGACCTATCAGTATAGCGGCGTTGTATTCAAGCTGGTGAACGCGGGTACCTGGCGTGGCGATGCCGCGGTGAAGCAGAAGCTTGAATTCTTCGCCACCCAGCGGGTGCGCGTTTAATGGAGCGCGCCAGTGACCGCATTGTCGCCGGTGCCGCCGTGGAGTTGGTGGCGCGTGATGCCGCCGGCCGGGTGATTTCGTTACGGCGGCTGGGAGCGGTTGACCGGCTGCGGCTGTTTAAGGCGATCGGTGCCGAGCTGGCGGAGAACCCACCCTATCTCGGCATGGCCATGCTGGCTGTTTCGGTGACGGCGATTGACAATGTACCGGTGCCGGCACCCGCGACCGAAGCGCAGGTGGAGGCGTTGGTGCATCGCCTGGGCGATGGCGGCATTTTGGCAATTGCCGAGGCACTGGATCGGGCGGATGCAGAAGGCACGGAGTTTAGCGAGCCGGGAAACTGAGCCGGCACCCCGATCTGGTAGACTGCCTCTATCTGGTTAGGAACGGGGTGCCGTTTGACGTGGCGTTCGCGTTGCCGCCGCAAGAGCGGTTGGCATGGGTTGTGGTGATGGGCCGTTTCGACGGCCTGGAATATGATTGGCAGGACCGGCAATGGACGATCGCGTAACCGGTGTGGCGGCTGAAAAGCACGTAGCCGCGGGCGATCCGCGCCGCGCGTTGCGCGACATGGCTGCGGCAATTCGTACGGGCGTGGTTATGGCGCTGGGGGGCGGCCTGAAGGTGCAGCTGGGCATTGCGCGGCGGGAGCTTAACACGTTGCGCCACTTGCGCTCAGGGGGCGCCTTGTGGCCGGGCGCGCCGAAGCGGGATCGGAATGACCATCGCGCATCGACTGCGGGTTCCAGTGGGGACGGTGCAACGGCGGCCCAAGCCGGGGTGCGGCGGCCACCGGAGCGCCCAACCATGGTTGGGCCTAGAGCTTTTCGCGTTGGCGGCGCGGGCGGTACGAAAGGTGTTACCGCTGTTGCGGTCGCCGCGGGCGTTACCGGAGGTGGGTTGTCCGCGAGGGGGCGGCCAATGCGCGGTGGTGTGATCACCGGGGGTGGCGCAGGCGATGGGTGCTCCTTCGTCATGGCCGCCGGAACGATCGCGGCGCCTGGCAAGCTGAAAATTGCCATCCTTTCAAACACTGGCGGCCAGGGCAAGCCGGTTGAAAATGCTGCCGTGCTGCCGGCGCCGGCGGCCGCGACCATGATTGGCATGCGGACGGCCTCTGGCCCCGGGCGTGGGGCGGGGCAGGGTGGCGGTCTTCCGATGAAAGCGGGGCCCGGGGCAAGTGCGCAGGCGCTCGGCCGGCGAGGTGCTGCGGCCTATGCACCAGACAGGTCCAGGACGGCCTCTGGGGGCGTGCCCGGGGCGGGTGCGGTGGGGACCGGCGGCGGGAACGTGCAGGGGGCTAAGGCGCGTGAGCGGGCCGTCTATGGCGGCGCTGGACCATCGGCCGCGGGGATGGCGCCCGAGGCGGCGGTGTTGCGGCGCGCGGGGGCGGCCAACGTGCCGCAAGGCCCTTCCATCGCCACCAGTGTTGCTGCTGTGGGCGGCGGTGTGCTCGCCGCGCAGAGTATGACACCGGCCACAGACGGCGTGACGCGTCCTGATGGACCGAATGACGCGGCCGGGCCGACGCAGGGCGATGTTTATCTGGATGGTGCGCTGATGGGACGCTGGATGGCGCGCAGTTTGGCGCGGGAGGCCGGGCGGGCCCCCGCGGGCGGGTCTGCATTCGATGCGCGCAGAAATCCGCTTCCCGCCGGCCGCATGATCGGAGGCTAAAATGGGCGTGTTGCTTGGCGGAGTGATGCTGGACGGCCTGGCTGCTGTAGCGGGTATACGTTTCGGTGGCGCGCAGGCATTGGTGGTGCATCGCTTGCCCGGCGGCGCTCGCATCATCGATGCGATGGGTCCGGATGATGCTGACATTGCCTGGCAGGGTTATCTTGCCGGCAGTGACGCGCTGGACCAGGCGCGGCTGCTGGATGCGATGCGCGCGGCGGGTTCCGCCTTGCCGCTATCGTGGGACGCGGCGCTGTATACAGTCGTAATATCCCAACTGGATTTCACATATTCCAACAGTTGGTGGATTTCGTATCGCATTCGTTGCGCGGTTTTGACCGCGCAGGCGTTCGAGCAAGACGCGGCGGCGGGCGTTGTGAACCTGATTGTCGGTGACCTGACCACGGCTTCCAGTTGGTTTGATGTAGCACCGGCACTGGCGACGGTGCAAAGCTCCAGTGCCACTGCAGTGGGAACACCGGCTTACGCAGCTTCGTCTTTAGCAATGGCTGGGGTGGGCGCGCAGCTTGATGCCGGTATCAGCGCCGCGGATACGGCGATGAGCGCCGGCGACGTAACGGATATGGTTGCTGCGGCGGGTGTGTTGGCTCAGTTGACGGCCGCGCGCGGCTATGTTGGCCGCGCGGCAATGAACCTTGCAAATGCAGGTACGTAATGCAGACTTTGATAACGACCGGCGGCAATTTGTTCGCGCTGGCGTGCGTCTACTTGGGTGACGCCACTCAGTGGAACCGCATTGCATCGCTGAATAATATTAGTGATCCGTGGTTGAACGGGATGTTCACACTGGTGCTGCCGGCCGTGGACCCTTCCGCGGGAGGCGGCGTTGGACCTCAGTGAAGTTCGTCAGCCCCGGGTGACTGTGCTGGCGAACGGCGAGGCCATATCGGGTGTTATAGACGCGGAAGTTCAAAGCAATGCCTATCTGGGAGCAAACCGGTTCCAAATTCGTGTTACGTATCCATCGCCGGGCGGTCCATTCTGGTTAAATTTGCCGGTTCTTATTGAAATCCAGATCGCCTTGAATGGTGCACAGTGCAGTTTCATGACGGGCCATGCCGATAGCCTGGAACTGGATCCAATCCGTGGCGAGGCAGTTCTGCACGGGAGAGACCTGACGGCTCTTCTTGTCGCCGCCCAGACCAGCGAGACGTTTGAAAACCAGACCGCTTCTGGCATCGCGACGACACTGGCGGCGCGGCATGGGCTGACACCGAACGTGGCGGCGACGACGGCCCTGATTGGGCGATATTATCAAACCAACCGAACACGAAGCGCACTGAGCCAGCACGCGCGGGTGACGAGCGAATGGGAGGTGTTGACATGGTTGGCCGATCAGGAGGGGTATGATGTTTGGGTAGATGGCGTGATATTGAATTTCCAGCCACGGGACACGTTCGGACCGATCGCGACCGTGACGCCATCCAGTTGTTGCAGTTTGCGGCTCCGGCAGGCGCTGGACCTGGCAGCCGGGCTGGAAGTTGTTGTGAAGAGTTGGGACAGCCAAACACAGCAAATCATATCGCAATCGGCGAGCAACGCGACCGTCGGCGCAACACCGGTGACCTTAACAGCGGTTCGACCAAATTTGTCCATGTCGGACGCGCTCGGTTTGGCGCAGCAAACCTTATCTCAATGGACCACACATGAGACCGAAATATCGTTTGAAATGCCAGGTGATCTCTTAATGCTGCCACGGTCCACGCTTAACCTGACGGAGACGGGCAGCAGTTTCGATGGCGTTTATGAAATCATGGACGTTGAGCGGCGAATATCATTTTCGCATGGTTATGTTCAACGCGTTACGGCTAGGGGGTTGCCTTGGACACCTTCCTAAATCTTGTCAAATCCCACGCTTCCCAACTGGATCAAGGTTGGGCGCAGCCGCGTTTGGCAACGATCAGCTCGGTTGATCCGGCAACTTATACGGCACGCGTGACCGTGCAGCCGGAAGGTTTACTGTCCGGCTGGCTGCCTGTGACCGGAACCTGGGTTGGCAATGGCTGGGGGATGGCCTGCGCGCCGATGCCCGGGGACCAGGTTGTTGTGCTCTGGCAGGAGGGCGATGCGGAACAAGGCCTCATTATCGGGCGATTATGGTCGCAAGCGACGCCTGGACCCAACGCGCCTCCGGGCGAATTCTGGCTGGTGCATGCAACCGGATCATATTTGAAATTGCATAACGATGGCTCGATTGAAAGCAACGCCGCGACCTGGACGCATCATGGCAATTTCGTGGCGACCGGTGACGTTTCGGACGGGCGTGGACCGCTTTCCGCGCTGCGCAACGACTATAACGTACATACTCACCCGCCATCGACGGCGGCGGCACAACCGACCGACTGACGGAGGTTTGCGATGCAAGATGCGGCACTTCAGTGGGGTGGCGATCTGACCCCCAGCCCTTCCGGCGATTTGTTGTTGGCGGGCGGTAGCGCGCTCAGCCAGCAACGTGTATTACGCAGGCTCTTGACCAATACAACCGACTATATTTGGCAACCGGCCTATGGAGCCGGATTGGGCCAGTTTGTCGGCCAGCCAAATGCAGCGCGAGCGGTGGCCGGCGTGATCTACGCTCAGATCTTCAATGAAGCCTCGGTTGCGCAACAGCCATTGCCGGTGGTGACGGCTGATGCGCTTCCAGATGGGAGTGTATTGGTGGACATCAACTATACCAACGTGGCGTCGGGCAACACGCAATCACTCACATTTTCGATGAGCGCCTGACATGCTCCCCGTTCAAACGTTTTCCGGATTGCTGGAGCAGATGGCCGCCAGCGTGCAAGGCAGCGCTGCGCAACTGCTGGATTTCTCGGTGGGCAGCGTATTGCGTGCCATGATGGAAGCCTGCGGGGCCGTGGCGCTGTGGCTGCAATGGTTGATTTTGCAAGTGCTCTCCGCGACGCGGGCAGCCACCAGCCAGGGGCCGGATCTCGACACCTGGATGGCTGACTTCTCGCTGACGCGGTTACCTGGCGGCCAATCTTCCGGAATCGTAACCTTCGCACGATACACACCAGGCGTCGCTGCGACAATTGCTGTTGGGTGCACCGTCCTCACGCTGGATGGAACAATGAGCTTTACGGTTGTAGCGCAAAGCAGCAATTCGGCCTGGAATGGCACGAACGGGTACAGCCTATCGGCCGCGCTGTTGAGCGTTGACGTTCCGGTTTCAGCCGCCGCGGCGGGCTCGGCCGGCAATGTGCTTGCGGCGACGATCGGCTTGATTGCGACGCCAATTCCAGGTGTTGATACGGTCACCAACGCGTTACCGTTGGCTGGTGGCCTGGATGCTGAAACGGACGCGGCCCTTCGTGCCAGGTTTCAGCTCTACATCAACAGCCGCTCGCTTGCAACGGTCGGTGCCACGGCGTTCGCGATCACGAGCGTGCAGCAGGGATTGCGCTACGCCATCCTTGAGAACCAGAATACATTGGGGACGGCGCAGCCAGGCAATTTCTGCGTAACGGTTGATGACGGTACGGGCTCGCCCAGCGATGCTTTGTTGGCAAGTGTTCAAGCGGCTGTCGATTCAGTCAGGCCGATCGGTTCCAAGTATAGCGTGGCTGGTCCGGAGATTACGGCGGTTACGGTCGTTGCTTCGTTGGAAACGTCAAATCCGCTCACACATGCCGCTGTTGCTGCGGCGACACAAGCGGCTATAGTGGCGTGGGTTGCGGGGCTACCGGTGGGTGGAACGTTGGCGGTGTCTAAGATCGACGCATTGGCACATGCAACAGATCCAAGTGTCTTAAGCGTTACCAGTACATTTATTAATGGTGCCGCCAGCGACGTTACCGCACCGCCAAATGGTATTCTGTTGCCTGTTAGTGTGACGGTTAGCTGATATGCTGGGTGATTTTCAGGATATGGCGCGCCGCATGCTGACCGTGCTTCC